TACCACAGCTACTTACGACCAGCTGCTGCAGAATGAGCAGTACCTGACGGAAGCGCTGGCGCCGGAAGATGATCGGCGTACGTTCACTGCGACCCCGCAAACTTCACGGTACTTCGTGAAGGATAACAAGGGTCTGTTCCAGCCTGAGAGCACGATTTCCGACCAGTGGTTGGAAGGCGTAATCTCTGACAAGGCCGCCGGCTACGTCTGCTTCCGTAACACGAAGCTCCCGACGCACGTCATCGGAACCTTCGCTGCGACCTCGAACCCGTCCGTCAACGGCGCGGGTCAGTCTAACCCCGGCGCTGGTAACGCGTTCGTTTCCACGTTCTCCCTGACCGTCACCGGCTTCGCCGGCGGCGACGTGGTGAACGCGGGCGACGTGATCAGCATCGCGGGCGTCAACGAGGTTGATCCTGAGACGAAGGCGTCCCTGGGTCGTCCGAAGCAGTTCGTGGTCACCTCGACCACCGCTGCTGGTCCTACCACTCTGTCGATTGCCCCCGGCATCATCACCGGCGGCTCGTACCAGAACGTGGACAACGTGCCGGCGAACGGCGCCTTGATTCAGATCTTCGGTGTTTCTGGCGCGGCGGCCTCCAGCCCTCTCGCCAGCATCAGCGGCGCTCTGATCAAGCAGTCCCTGGGCTGGTATCGCGATGCTATCGTGTTCGCGAATCCTCCGATGCTCGACCTGTCGCCCCTCGTCAAGATGACGGCGGCAGAGGCGTTCGAGGGTTACAACATGCGCTTCGCGCAGCAGTGGGATCCGTCTAACGACGTGCTCCCGGCTCGTCTCGACTCGATTGTCGGCGCGGTGCTAGCTTATCCTGAGCTGGCCGTGCGCAACATCGAAGTCGCGTCGGCGTCCTAATCTGAAACCATAGGAGAAAACATATGGCTAACATTCAGGTTGGATACGGTCACGGCGACGTCGTTGGCGTCCCGTTTGACTTCTACGCCGGTGCGACTGGCGTGGTTACCGGTGCAACGTACACCATGCAGACGGGTCAGTTGGTTCTGTTCCCCGCGGCCGCCGTAACTGGCGTCGTGGTGAACCTCCCGCTGAACCCGGTCGATGGCTGTTGCGCTGAAATCAGCAACGTCGGCTTGGTTGCCAGCACCGTGACCCTCACGGTGAACCCGAACACGGGTGACGCGATTGCGGTTGGCGGCCTCGGCATTGTAACCTCTATTGTGCCTGTCGCTACCGTAAACGGCGGCAGCGCGAGCAACACCGTCAAGTACAAGTACTCGTTGAACGGCTTCCAGCCGGCCTCGGGTGCCGCGGTCAACCCGCGTACTTGGGTGCGTGTACAGTAAGAGGAAACTTTGACTTAGGGGCGGCCTTAATCGGCCGCCTCACTTTTCTTGTACCTAAAGGATAGAAAATTGAGCATCTTAAACCAAACCACGTTCGCGACTTTAGTAACCAACACCAACACCGCAGGAAATCCTCCCGCGGGCGCTCCATCAGTTGTTCAAGCCTCAGATATAGCAATCGTAACGCTTGTTTATGGCCCTAACGCGGCGCCGGGCCTCGCTGCCGTCGTGTTACCAGCCTGGGTGGCGCCCGGCAATGAACTTGAACTGCTCGGCGATTACACTAACCCCCAGACTATCTCTTTCTACCCCGCATCCGGCGATACGGTCGCAAATGCTACAGGGGTAGGCGGTAATGTTGGTCCGGGCGGCGTAAGAGTTTTGAAGAAAATGACCTCTACCGATTGGCGCGTCATTTCTTCTGTGGGATAAAAAGCGCTCCCGCCCTCACCCGGAGAGCGCATTGCGTGAACGCCAGCGTTTTAATGGCGTGACTTTGATGGTGTTCAGAGTAAACCATCACCTAATTTATCTCGCGGGGATGATATCCGACCGCGAATGGATGAAATCCATAGAGGAACGCTAGTGGCACCTACCAGTCAGACCAACCAGCAGATCATCACTGAGCCGTTCATCAAGATCGGGCTCGTCGCCGAAGGACACCAGCCGTCCGCGACGCAGAGCGCCCAGGCGCTCCAGATCTTGAATGACAACATGCTCACGCAGATGATGGACGGCTGGCGGGACATCGGCTGGTACCCACAGAC